ATCAAACCAGCAATCAAGGCCCACTGCACACGAGTCCATTGACTGTTTTGACGATGCTTTTGAGTCTGCAGAGCCTGAGCAAGACCTTGAACCAGGACCTTTAGTTCATCAAGATCCAGAGTCATGCGGTCCAAGCGATCATTTAAGGCTTGATATCGTAATTCACAAATTGAAACATGAGCATCAAGACTAGTGCGTTCAATTTCGCACATGGCAAGTTGGCTCTGTTGTTCACAACATACGCTAACGGCACAGCATCTGCTGACATTGTGTTCACATAAGCGTTGATCTCATGTGACCAAACTGCTAGACCTAGTGTGGTATCTGAGCCTGTGGCTATGGCACCAAATTGTTCTTGTGTGAGTTCCAGGTTCACATAGTGACCTGATTCTGGTAGTTGTATTCTAAACATTATGTGGCCGCTGTTGTTAATGATGAGTCAAAGTGTATCAACATGTCTGTGATGGTGTCCACTGTGAATGCCGCTGTGGGAATGGTGTAGGTTGATTTGGTGTCATCATATCTCCAGGAGTTTGACACACACATCTCATCCAGATAGCTACGCATGGTTTCATCTGTGCCTGTTTGATCATATGATCCAATGGTGAGTATGCTTGAACTGGGTGCGGCAAAGTTGTAGGTGCCGCCTGATCCGCCTGATTTGGAGAGCTTGTTGCCATTGGCCCAGAATGAGATTGTGCTGGATTTGCGTTGCACAGCCCAGTGACACCAGGCATCGCTAGGCCAAGTAAAGGCAGCGTAATCCAAGTCTGCTGACCCACGAGCAAACAAACTTAGATAGTTGAATCCACCTGTGTTGTAGCCCTGCCCAAATCTAATGCCAAGTCCACCACCACTGCTAGTGATGTTGTTCACAATGGCATCACCTGTGGTGGCTGTGCCGCGTGCCGCGGGTTTGTATACCCAGCCTTCAATACAGAAATCACCTGTGCCTGATGGATATGGTCCTGACCAGGCTGTTTGTTCTATACTGCGATTGTTGCCTGCTGAAACTAGATCTAATGATCCCGCACCAAACTGGCTGAGGCTGGTGGTGTAAGTGGCACCATTGATACCACTAAAAGTAAATGTGCCAAGTGTGGCAGCGGTGGTGGTTCGTCGTGTGGTGCTGGTAGCGGCCCAGGCTCTTGCTGACCATGCGGTTCTTGCGGCTCCTAGCATTATACAAACTCTGGTGAAACAGTGGTCAGGTAAGTGACTGTGCCACTCACATTGGCCGCAGTCACTGAAATCATTGTGACTGAATTGGCTGTGACACCTACTGTTGACACATTGCCAGCATACTTGTAGGTAGCACCTGTGGGCAAGGTGATGTAGTAAGGTGTGGCACCTTGTTCCACAATAATGGTCAAGGTATCTACTTGGCTATCTGTGTTGGTGCCATCGCTGGCACTTGTGACCATGTTTGAGTAGCCTGTAATGGTGCAGTTGGCTGTGGGCACAATGTTGTGCACCTGTGCTGTGGCTTTGTCTATGGCAAATGAGCCTGAAGTGCTAGTAGCTGTTTCAAACTCGTGATATGTTCGCAAACTGCCTAGTTTGGCCTGTGCCACATCATCGTCATTGCGTAGGAAATAGTAGTTGGTGGCTGCTCTGGCTGTGTTGGCAGTCTGCACGCCATATGTGCTTGAACTTGAGGCATTGCCGTTGTAGAAGCAGAACAAGTTGCCTGTGACATTGGCACCAGTAAAGGTGCTGGCCACGCCAATGTAGTTGGTGATGTTTGAGGCACCTGATCCACCAGAGCTAACTCCAGGCACATAGCCATACGCATTGCCTATGCTTGATCCACCATTCAGGGCCAACGAACCGCTGTTGAGTGCGGCGTGGCTGATTGAGGTGTTGCCCAGAAAGTAAGGTGACACATTGCCTATGTCTAGATTATTTTGAGCCGCTGCCATGGCGAATGGCACACCAAATGCAGATGTCAATGCAAAGACATTGGCAGCGGAACCTCCACCATCTCTGATGCGACCACCAATGGCCTGATGACGGAATGTGGTGTTTGAGACATTGGCAGTGAGGTTCACAATGCTTTCTGCTTCAAGTTCACGAATTTGTGATGCTGTGTTGCTGCGATTGATTGTGTCAATCACTGTCATTCTTGACAGGCCGCCTACCAAAAGATTGCCGTTCCAGCCTGTGCCCACTGTGACTTTGCCTTGATACGCGGCAGCACCTGTGGCACCATCAGGATTGTATGCCATATCTGTAGCAATGTTCTTGCCTGACATCACAATGTTGCCTGTGCCGTTGGTGATGTTGGCAGTGCCCACCACAGTCTGCTGTGTTGAAGTAAGATTGGCTGTGGCAACTATGTTGGCACCTGTAATGTTGCCTGTGGCACTTACAGCACCTGATGTGTTCATGGCTGTCAGGATGCCAACTGATGTGATGTTGGGTTGTGCCGCAGTGGTCACAGTGCCAGCAAAAGTGGAAGCATTGGCATTTAGGGCATAAGTGGCATTGGCTACTGTTCCGCTCACATTAGCACCTGCTACAGCATTGGCTGTGTCTGCAAAAGTTGCTACACTAGCGTAAGTGGCAGCATTTGAATTCAGTGCATATGTGGCATTGGCCACTGTGCCTGAAACATTGGCACCAGCCACCGCATTGGCAGTTGTGGCAAAAGTAGCTTGAGTGGCAAAAGTAGCAGCATTAGAGTTCAATGCGTAAGTGGCATTGGCCACTGTGCCGCTGACATTGCCACCAGTCAAGGCTGACAGTAATGATCCATTGCCCACAACATAACCTGCTGTAATATTGCCTGTGGTTGAAATGGTATTGGATCCAAATGCAGCCAACAGTGTGGTTACATTGGCATTTGAATATGTGGCTGGTAAGCCTGTAAGCTGTGATCCATTGCCTAGAATATAAGCACCTGTCACATTGCCTGTGGCTGACACATTGCCAGCAGTTGTTACATTAAGGCCTATCACATTGCCTGTGGCAACAATTAAACCAGTGGTGGCCAGGCTACTGCTAAAGATCACATTGCTGGTGATGTTGCCGCTGGCTAGGTATGCTTGAACTTCTGTGTTGCCATATGTGGCATTGGCAGATATGTTTGTGGCATTGTATTCAATGATGATGGGATAAGATTCTGAAGTTACTGCTACATTGGCAACTTCTTCTGTGATGATGATTTGATAAGTCATGTTATGCCACCACCAGTGCTGAATAAAGAGGACTTGTGCTGAGTGTGGGGTCACCTGCTGTGACTCCAGGTTCCCAGGCTTGAACCAAAGCATACCTATGTGTGTTCACATTGGCTATGGGCGAGTTCACATCTGTCCAGGTTAGACTGAACACCGTGATGGGCACATTTTTGCGAGCATCAGGAATGATTGGTCCTGTATACATGAGATTGGGTTGAATCACTCGCACAGTGCCTGTTGCGGCACTGAGTATGGTGGGCACATATATGCCACCTGCAAATGATGCCATTGTTGTGACAGGGAATGTGCCTATCACAGTTGAATTGCTAAAGTTGGGCTGTCCTGTGTAGCGTAAGAAACTCACTGTGTCAACCACAATGGTTTGAAACTCCACAGCAAAGGTCCAGCCTGTGATGTCTTGTTGATAGTTGTAGATCAGTGTTCGTCTACTGCTTGGGAACCATTGTTCGCAGATGATCTCATCTGGTGATCCCACATACTGTGCAAAATTTAATACGCCTGCCATATTGTGTCTCCAAAGGGTGATACTGCTGGCACTGTGGCACCAGCAATCAATTATTTATTCATAACCTGAAATAACCTGGTGGTTAGATTGTTAAATTAACCTTCACGCCATCCATTCACAGCAGGACCTGATACGCTGCCAGTAAATTGTCCACTGTTACTTTTTTCAGTTTGATATCCCAATCTCAGGCGATAAGTTCCAGGTGTTAGATAAACCATTGTAGATGCAATAGCGTCTACACTTGGATACCCAAGGAATCCAGTAGTAACATATGAATTTGCTACCTCTGATCCACCTGTGGTGCCTGTGTAGATGTTTGCAAGTATGGCAACATTCCCAAGATTATTTGGAGTGCCTGGTGATGTTCCAAAATTTGCTTCAGCAGTCATTAGATAATATCCTGTTTTTGGAACTGTGAATGATTTAGAATTTGTGCTGGTAACTTCATGCAGTCCATCAATGCTGGTTCCATTGGCACTGCCAATATCATTTTGTGAAAGACCATTCTGAAACACATCAAACCCTAATAATAGTCCACCACCATTGGTGCTGATTTGACTGCCTACTGAATTGGCCAGATTTGAGTTGCCATTCATGTAGGTGTCTAGACCTTTGAGCAAGGCCTGGAGAGCCAACAGTGTGGCAACAGGTGTGCCTGTGCCATCTAGCAAACTGGTGTTGTTGCCAATGGCATCTGTTACCTGCACTGGTGTGTAAGGAATTGTAGCAACATTTGAATATGGTCCAGATGCTGAGGAGTTGATGGCCCGTGATTTCAAATACACATTGCCAGTTGCGGCACGGTCAAAATCAAAGCTGACTACATTACCTGTGGTGTAAGTTCCGCCACCTGGAGGAGGCAAGTTGCCCACAAGTTCATAGTTCACATTGTCAGTTGAAGACCATAGTTCTATATTCTCAATGGCCACATTACCAGGCACAGTGGTGTTGGCTAGGATTCTTGGGCGACTGTTCTTTTCATACAGCGTGGTTGTGATGTTGCCAGGTTGATTGATACCGTTCAGTGTGATCAAGCCATTTTGATTGCTTCGTTCATATCTGGTTAAATCAGGATCATAGATTGCGGCATCATATTTCACACCAATGATTTGCAGTTGAATACCACCTGCATCATCATCTTGTTCTGTTACTGTGGTAATGCGTAAAGGATAATTGGTAATGCCATACTGAGCACTGGTGATATCCACAACATCACCTGCCTTGAGTCCCAGCATAGAGTAATCAGTCACAAAGCTAATGGTCTGGTCCAGGCGGTTCTGCCCCAGTTCCAGCAAGCCCAGATATTCAGCCTGCACAGGATCATTCAAGATGTCGTAATCAATGTTGAGGTCGTTGTCTGGTTCATTGGCATTGCGATCTATGGCAGGAATCTCAGCACGAACAAAGTCACGCTGGTCATTGAGATCATCTCGCGGGAATGTGACTTTCACAGCATTGTAGAGTTCAGTTAGACTGGTGCTACCAACTTGTATGCCTCCAATGATGTTTGAGTCATCAAAGCTGGCCACAACATTGCCTGTCTTGTTAATGATCACAGCCCACTTGCCTTGTGTGATATCATAGGTCAACCAGGAGCCAGCCGCAGAGGTCAAGGTCTCCATGTTTTGCAACACAGGTTGGTTGGTATCTACAACACCATTGAATCTATACAGAAAGGGTAATACTGAGGTTCCCATGCTTTTCCTTAACTAATTGTGATTGTCAGAATACCTGCTGTGCCTGGAGAAAATGTTTGCAATCCAGTTGACAGATAAGAACCAGCATTTCCACCAGCACCTGGACCTGCTGTGGCAGTGCCTTGAGCACCTAGACCAGCTGTGCCTTGTGCTTGCGTTAATTGACCCACAGGTGGAAGATTGCCAGTTGGATAGTAGAAAGAAACACTGCGGCCACCAGCACCATAATAAATGCCGTTGCGTAGATAACCATTGCCAGCAACACCAAAAGTATTGGTGCTTCCAGATGTGCCTGTCACTGCGTTGTTGCCTGTGCCATTGGCACCTGGTGCACCACCATACATGCTTTTGGCTGAAGTTGATTCAGGTGGCGTTACATAAGGTAACACTGGTTCAAACCATCCAAAACTGCCAGCAGGACTGGTCACATTGAATGTTGAAACATCCCATCTGTCATCACCTAACACTGCAAGGTTGCCATAGCCACCGTTGGCTGTGGCTAACACATTGGCTCCTTGTGTAATACTGCTGTTGCCGCCTGTGGTATTTTCTAAACCACCAGCACCAACTGTGACATTGGCTGTAGCAGAAGTAAATGTAACATTGGCAAGAACTACACTGCCACCAGCACCACCAAATCCATTCTCTAGGCCCGCAGGTCCAGAGATGTAACGGCTACCACCACCACCACCGCCAACTGCAAACACCTGGGCGTTGCCAGAATAGTAGGCTTCTTCAAATGTGGGTGTCCAGGTTGAGTTGCTGGTAAAGGTGTATTGTGATGATATTGCAGGGCCTGCACTACCTGTTAGAGTGACATTGGCATTCACTTGCGATACATTGCCTCTTGCTTGTGTGTATGTAAATGTTCCTGATGATGATGTGCCTTTTGCAGGAACAAACTTCATTAGAGACAGTTGATTGTTTACTTGTGTTATATTTCCAATAAAGGAGTAGGTGTTGGCCAACAATGCATTGGCTGCACTGTTACCAAATTTACCCAGTGCGGAATTTAGACTGATTGTGTAGGTCTGTCCAATGTCAGTGCCATCATTGATGTATGGAGTTGTGACTGAGAAAATACTATTCACAGTGTTGCCAGTGTATGCTCTAGTGACTCCTATCATGTTTGATATTTCAGGATTGGTGCCTGACACTGAGAACACAGCATCAACATTTACTGCTTGAGCAACATTGCCAAATATACTGTTGACTTTGGATTGATTGTATCTAATGGTCACATTGGCAACAGAATCAACAGCAGGCAGGAATTCTAACTTTGTAGTTCCAGGACCAGACACCTGATTGATCTGAGTTCTAGTTCCAGTTCTTGAATATGTAGTATAAGAATTAGATGTTACTACTACATTTGAATCTTCTGGTGTTGTAACACGCCAGGTTCCTGGATCACCAGATACTTGTTGATAAGATACAGTATAAGATGTTGCATTTGTATCTGTGTCCAATACCACTGATTGGTTACCTGGGAAAATATCTAAGTCTGTGTCTTCAATATATGTCATGGCTGCAAAGCTGTATTCAGCATGAGCATTTGTGCAAGTTAGATTGAGGTTTATATTGCCAGCTTGAATCACATTACCAAACAATGGTGTAGTTTTGATCTGATTATAAGTTAGAGTTAGGTCACTGGTGACATCAGCGGCAGGCAAGAAGTTAACATTGGCAGAGTTCACATTGGCTTGTGTGCCACTGATGATTGCAGGATTGCCTATGCCCTGACTTGTGTTGTTCACAAAGAACACACCTGTGTTGCCTGTGACCTGGTCAAATCTCACATGATAAACATTGCCAGTTTGATTTGGATCAGTGATTTCATAAGCCAACTGAACATTGCCATCTTCTGTGTAGTTGTATGCAGTGGTTAGATTGTAGTCTGAATGTGTTGATGTGCAAGTTAAAGTGATTGGTTCGTTTAACACTTGTGTAACATTACCAAAAACACTATTTGTCTTGACTTGTGTGTATGCAAGTCCAACATTGGCAGTGGCATCTGGATAAGGCACAAATGACACATTGGCACTATTGATGTTGGCTTTTGAATTGCTGAAGATTGCAGAGTTGCCAATTCCCTGGTTAATGCCATTCACAAAGAACAATCCAGGTGTTCCAGAAGTTTGTGCAAATCCCACAGTGTAACCAGTAGCTCTAACATCAGTGTCCAAGATGTCAAACACCAGGTCAGTTGCGGCATCTTCTGCAAAATTGTATGCTGTGGTTAGACTGTAGTCTGCGTGTGTGGATGTGCAGGTCATTGTGATTGCAACATTGTCTACAGTGGTAACATTTCCAAAAAACGGTTTAGATTTAATCTGTGAATAGGTAAGTCCAACATTGCCTGTGTAGTCTGGAGGAGTCAAGAAACTAACATTGGCAGCATTGATGTTGGCTTTGCTGTTGCTGAATGTTAGATTACCCACTCCCTGACTCACACCATTCACAAAGAATGCACCTGTGTTGCCTGATGTCTGATCAAACTTCACAGTGAAACTGGTGGCTGTGGGATCAGTATCCAGGATGCTAAACACCATTGGGGTGGTGGCATCTTCAGCATAATTGTATGCTGTGGTTAGACTGTAGTCAGAATGTGTGGAGTTGCAAGTTAGATTGGCCACAACATTGCTGGCAAAAGTCACATTGCCAAAAGGATTGCTTTTGACTGCACTCACATAAACTTGCACATTGTCTGTGGCATCAGGATAAGGATTGAATACCACTGCGGCTGAGTTCACAGCGGCACGGTTGCCTGTGACTGTGGCAGTGTTGCCCACACCAGGACTGGTGCCATTCACACTGATAACACCATTAGTGCCAGAGAATTGATCAAATGTTAGGGTATAGGTAGCAGTTGGATCTAGATCATCAACACTATACACAAAGGTAGTAGATATATCTTCAGCCCAGTTGTAACTAGTGGTCAATGTCAAGTCAGGATTGGTATTGGCCACTGTGACTGCGTTGGTCCAGCTCCAGGTATTGTTCAAGCTGACATTGGCTGTGTTGGGATACACCAGATTTGCTGTGAAGCTAAAATTGGTTTCTTTGTCTGGATAGGTCAAAGTTAGACCTTTCACAGCGGTCCAAGTCACATTATCAAAGGTGCCTCTAATACTGAACACATTGCCTGAACTCACATTGCTGATGCCAATTGGCAGCGTGGGCCAGGTTCCAACCACATTGCCAGCAGTGCCAGCCATGACATTGTAGGTTATGTTGCCTGGCTGACTGATCACACTTGCAATGTTGATGCCTGCGGGCACAACAAAGCTCTGATCTTCACCAATGGTGGTAGAAGTGTTGCTAGCGGCATTGGCTGAGAATGTGATTGAGTAAGCACGATTGTCAGTGTAGATCACACTGGTGTTGGCGTATTGGTTAAGGTCAGTTAAACTATTAGACACTGTAAATCTCCGTTGCATCTATGCCAGCACCGTAGCGTGTGTTGGTCATGTAGTCATATATGCAATCACCTGGCATGGTCATTGTATTAGTTAGCTTGAACCTAAAAGTGGGAATTCTTGTGAGACCTTTGTCTTTGTTGTAGTTCATTTTGATTGCCACAAACACCAGCTGATCCATTGAGTCTGTTGAAGTCCACATTGGAATAAAGTCATAGGCAGTTTGTGTGGTGCCTGACGCACCTGTGGGAAACACATTGTTGGAACTGCCATTGTTGTAGCAACGAATCTGCACAAGGTCACGCAAGCTGATGTCTTGCACGCCATTGCGGTCTGTAGTGAAGTCCACTGTGAAGCCATCTGCTTTGAATGTGGCTTGTTGATCATTGATGAACACAGCCGCAAAAGAGATCACGCTTTGTGTGCTGGTGCTCAACAATGTGCCTGTGCGTTCACACAAGGTGTAGACCACATACAGGTCTTTGTTGCTGTTGGCCATTTCCACAGCAGTCATGCCACCTGACAACTGTGCTGTGCCATACACCACAGGCACACGATAGTTCACATCAGCAGGTGTTTGTAATCGCACACCTGGATCTATTTTTGGAGCAGTGTCATTGCTTTTGTTGACATTCTTGGTGACCTGATTTAGAACAAATGCTGAACCTGCCACACGAGCCAGTTGTGATCCTATTGAGTTGCCAGAAAAGAATCCCACCACACTCTTGCCAACATCAAATAGGTTGCTTAAAAAACTCATTGTGGTGCTCCCCAGTTAAAGTTTGAGTTTGACAAACTGGGAACATCGCTCATGGAGGTGTCTGTGGGATACAGTGCTTGTTGATCTATAGGATTGGTTTTGCGTCCAGAAATTTTGTTAGAAAACAATGCCACCACACTGGCACAATTGAACTGTGCTGTGATGGTTGAACTGTTGCCGCCTGAGTCCCAGTCTTCTTGTATGGCCACACTCATCACACGACCTTGAAAGCGGGTCACAATGTTTGATCCTGAGTTGCCTGGAATGGCCAAGGCTGCACCTGTTTGTGGATTGAAAAAAGCACGATAAACAATCACTTCTGAACCTTTGATCCTGGTGCTTACAATCTCTTGTAGTCGTGCATTGGGAATACCACTAATGGTAATTGTGATTTCTCCTGGCACAGCACGAAGTTCATTAGCACTTGTGGTTGCACTCATTAGGCTGCCTAATGAATTGTAAAGATCGCCATTGATGGTATAAGGGCGATCAAAGTTGCTGAACAACAATGGACTGTCATCAGGAAGATCAATCTTCACAAACAGTGCTGTTGCCAGTGCTGAATATCCAGATAGATCAATCACGATACCATGTCCTCGTAAAATACAAATGCACCTGACCAGGACACTTGATCTCTAGCAAATATGGTCCACTTGGGCAGTTCAGTGCAGATCACACTCCAGGTCACATTCACACCTGTTACAAGTGTGCCTGATCCTGTGGCATCAATCACAGGGCGATTCACTGTGACGCTGTTGCTACCAAATGCCACATTTGACACCACACTGTAAACACGACCGCTTGAACCCAGTTGTATCAAGTCACCTGCTTTGAAATTGAATCCTGACACTGCTTGACCACCTGTGAGTGTGACTGTGCTGGTGCCTTGTGTCCATGATGCTGTGATGGCAGCAGGGTTGGCTGCATTGCCTTGATAAGGTGTTAGCCAGGAGTTGTAACCAGCACTGTTGATCTGCACAGTGCCCACAGTGTAACGATCAGCGTAGTCAATGGCTTCAATGTAGGGACGCAGGTTGGTCCAACTGATACCATCAGGTAGCTTGACTTCAAAACGCCACAACTGTCCTCCACGACTCACTGTGCGAACCACATTGTTGCGGCTCACAGTTTGTGCTGTCACAGCACGACGATCAATTGAAATTGATTCTGCGTTGGTAAAAACATATTGAAATGCTGTTGTCATTATCGTCTAGCTCCTGGTAAACGGCTGCGTCCCAGTTCAGCCACTGAGTGAATAAAGCCTGGATCTCTTGCTATCAAGGCCTGAAAACTGGCAGCATCTGTTGCGTTGATGTTGTAGACAACTGACCCGCCGCCCATGGGTGTTACTGAAGCAGGTCCTCCCACAAACTCAGGCCCGCGTTCACCTACAATGCCAAACTTGCCTGCAGGGATCATACCACCATTGGCAAAGAAGCCACCAAACAGGTCGCCAATGCCACCAAAGATTGATTTGCCTACATTCAGTATGCTGTCAAAGAATCCGCCACCAGATGAGCCTGACTTGCTGCCACCTAATATACTGTCTAAGATACTGCCACCCCCACCTGAACCATTTGTGCTGCCACCAAATCCACCACCAGAAATATCCACCACATACATGGGCTTTGATGGGCTTGATCCAATGGCAGCTCCACCTGCTGATCCACCAAACATAGATCCTAGTCCTAGAGATTGACCAAAACTGGCAATGGTTTCTTTGATTTGATTTCTCAACAGTTCTTCAGCCATGTCAGCCACAAATGATTTCCAATTGAGCTTGCCTGTTTTCACAAAGTCCACAAGAGCATCTTCAATGCCAGAAGTAAACTTCATGAACAAGCGTTCTGCTTTGGCAGCGGCATTGGTGGCAGCATCCACATATTCATCAAATGCCTTTTTCCAACCAGTGGCAAAGTTACGACTATTGCTTAGGTTCTTGACTTGAACTTCTGTGAGTTTGTAATATTTTTGTGTGATTAGGTCTAGACCATCAGCAAGTTCTTGACTCTGTTTGGTAGTCATGTCCAGGCCTCCAAACTGCTTGGCAAATGATTCAGCGGCTTGTTGTGCGGCCCGTTGATTGGCTCTAGTGATCACATCAATTTGTCGTTGCAGTGGAGTTAGTGCAGCCTGTGCACCTTCTGCTTCTGCATCCGCAATGGCCATGTTGCCTTCTTTGCGTATTTGGTTTAGGCTATCTGCCAACACTGCCTGGCGTTCCATTGCGGCTGTGATGCGTTCAATGTTGGCCACACGATCCAGTTCCAGCAGGCGTTGACCTTGCAATGCTTGCACACTGGCCCCAATCATGTTGGCATCAACTTTGGCTTGCTTTTCAAGTGCGGCGATCTGAGCGTTGATAATAGGTATCAGTGATTTTTCTTCAGGCTTGAGTGCTGCCTTTTGCTCTCGCAAGTCTTTGGTAGATTCAGCAAGGCGTTTGTAAACCTCATCCTGTGCCTTGAGCACTTCAACTTGATCTTCTGACAGATTGATGTAGCCTGCTTCATTCACAATGGCGTCAGCAATGGCACGGCTTTGCTTGGCAAACTCTGCTGTTACGCCTTTAAGTGTTTGCTTTCTTTTATCTAGTTCACTGTTACCCAGTTTGCGATCTTCATTGAGCTTACGCTCTTCTTCTGCGGCACGACCAGTGCCAATGGATCCTCGCGGTCCTGATCCTGTGTTGAGACCTTCTTTGGGTTGTGATGATGGAGGTGCACCCATGCCAAGAGCACTGCCTATTTTGTTCACAACGCCTGCCACTCCTGGCAAATACTTTGTGACAAGTTGTTCTAACTTTGTGGCCATGATGTCAATGGGATCTACACTGAACGCCAGTTTGAT